GAACCAAGCGTACTCGAAAAGTCCGGTTTATTTGAAAAGAAAAAGAGGTATAAGACTGGTATGAAATTATATACCGGTGATATAATTGTAACTACTTCACAGGGACATACGGCTGTAGTTACTAAAGGCAATAAAAGAGAAGATTCTAACGATAAGTCTGGTGATGCAAAAAGTATTTCTTATACAATAGGTAAAAAGTATACTGTTAAAGCATCAACACTTAATATGAGAAATAAACCAAGTGTTACAACAGGTAATATTATTACTACATTATGCAAAGGCGATAAAATGACTTGTAAACAGGTTAAAAAGTCTGGTTCATCTGTTTGGATAAATAATGGAGCAGGCTGGGCATGTGCAATTTCATCTAATGGAGAGGTTTATATAGGATAATGGCAAGAGAAATAGACACAGCAGATAGCCGTCTTGGAACAAACGAAGAGGAAAAGGTATACGAAGCAGAGAGAATGACAAATGCTTATATTTCTGTTTATAACCGTATACCTTATAAACTTATCAGGGATGAAAGCGATGACTACGACTTTGTTAATGAAGAAATTGGCGAAATCTGCTCTTATTATAAGATTTATAAAATAGGTAAGTCATTTATCCCTGAGGGTGCAAATGGTGATTATACACCAGCAAGATTGAGTTATAAAATGTGTGCTAATCTCATAAATAAAGAGGCAAGATTTTTATTTGCGGAAGAACCTGATATAGCTATAAAACCTAAAGGGACAGAAGGTGTAACAGAAAACAAACAAACTACTTCTGATGAGTACGTAAAGAATCTTACAATTTTGAAGAATCTTGTTGATACTGTGCTACAAAAGAATAAGTTTGAGGATATTTTATTAAAAGCTGCAAGAGATTGCTTTATTGGTAAAAGAGTTGCAGGTTTAATAAACTTTAATGAAGATGATGGTGTAACATTTACATTTTTACCAAGTACACAATTTATTTTTGAGTATAAAGAAGGCAATCCCAATATTTTGAAGAAGTTTGTAAGTTTTGTAGTTACAAAGGAAAGTTCAGATAAAACAGTAAAAAGGGTCTTTAAGAAAAAGTTTGAATTAGAGGAATCTGGTGAAAGTGATAGTCATAAGCATACAGTGTATCTTACTGAAGAGGTCTATGATGGTTCATGTAAGTTAATAGAAACTATTACAAATCACGAAGAGTTAGAGATTGACTTTATACCAGCAGTTATAATTATAAACGACGGTTTATCTGGTGAAATTAAAGGTGAATCTGAGGTAGAACTACTTAAAGACTATGAAATGTGGTATAGCAAATTGGCAAATTCAGATACTGATGCTGAAAGAAAGTCAATGAACCCCACAAAATATGTAGTAGATATGGATGGTAGTTCAACTAAGAATTTAAGTACAGCAGCCGGTGCTTTTTGGGATTTAGGTTCAGACCAAAATCTCGATAATAAGACAACAATGGTTGGTTTACTTGAACCACAGATGAATTACAGTGAAGCTCTCAAAACAACACTCGATAGGGTAAAGACAACCGGTTATGAACAGGTAGATATGCCTAATATTACATTGGATGCTATGATGAATAGTATAACAACCGGTAAGGCACTAAAGGCTGTATATTGGCCTTTAATTGTTAGGTGTAAGGAAAAAATGAAGGTATGGGGACCTGCTCTTGAAAGCATGATTGAAATGTTGATAGAGGGTGGGAAGAAATATCCAAATTGTATTTCTTATTATATTGAAGAGAAAGTGCCAGATGTAGATTTTATAGTAGAGGTTACCCAAAATACGCCATTACCTGAGGATGAAATTGAGGAAAAGACGTCAGACCTTGCTGAAATTGAAAGTCAGACAATGTCAAGAAAAACTTATATGCAAAAATGGAGAAGGTATACCGATGCTCAGGTACAAGAAGAGCTGGAACAGATAGCTTATGAACGTCAGATTTTAGAGGATGCATCATTTGATACTGACGGAAACATGCAGGATTTTGATGCTAATGAAGAAGATGAAGAAATGTCACAATTTGGTGATGAAATACAAGAGGAATCAAATGCTCTTGTAAGTAGGTTTAATGGAGATAATAAGGCATCAAATATTGTTGGTAGAGAGAGTGATTTTTCCAAAGCTGGAGAGACAGTGCTGAAAGGTGATGATACTCGAAAGCGAACAAATACTACAAGTTCAAATAAAAATTGGGGATGGGGTAGAAAATAGTGGAATATAAACCATTTAGTGATGCTGTATCACAGAGGAATAGTATAACCAAACGAGAAATGCGGTATATACGAAAACTCTATAATGAATGGGCTAGGGAAGTTAAGGCCGAGGCTAAAAGACTAAAGAGCCTCGGTACTTCTAGCTCTTTAATGAAAGAAAGAGAGTTGGCTAGGTTATATTATGAACTTAGAAATGCAAGTAAACAACTTACAGCCGATATAGAGAGAACCGTAAGAAATGGAGCATCTGATGTAGGTGATGCAGTTGTTAGAACAAACAAACGTTGGTTAAAAAGTTTAGGTATGAATACTAGTGGTTTTGAATACAGATTTTCAAATGAAAAGAAGAGTGCGGTAAATCGAATATTAACAGGTCAGATATATAAAGGATTTAATGGTTTAAGTCAAAGGGTATGGAAAATTGGTCAAGGCCACGAAAAGGATATTTACAATATAATAGCAAAAGGAGTTGCCTTAGATGAAGATATTTTGGATATAGCTAAAAATATCGAGAGATATGTAAATCCAAATAAAAGATTGCCATGGACTACAAATATAACTGATAAGAATGGGAATATTGTAAGATTTCCTGTTGGTAATAAAAAAATAGATTACAATGCTATTAGACTTGTTAGAACAACATTACAACATACATATCAAGAAGTTTTGATAGAAATGACGAAAAATAATCCGTTTGTTGAGGGTTATTTATGGATAGCTGCTGGTAATCATCCATGTCCAATATGTTTAGATAGGGACGGTACAATTTATCAGGTATCTAATATACCTTATGACCATCCAAATGGAATGTGTGAAATAGAACCTGTTGTTGATAGAGAAAAGGCCATGAATGATATAAAGGGATTTTATGAAAACCCTATATATTATCCTAAGCTTCAAAGATTTACCGATAAGATTATAAGATTTTAAATATCAATATTCTTTATTATCGTCCACCAGGATGGATTTTAATATATTATATGATAAAATATGTATCAATTCTTTTAGGATGGAAACTGGTTGAAGCTGTTGATTTAAAATTTTTGAAAATATTTATAAAATTTGTTGACAATTGTTTAAATTTTTGTTATAATAAAAGAGGTGACAAAATTGTTGCATTTAGAAATTGATGCTATTTGTGAAGATTGTAGTTATAAAATGAAGTTAGACAGTTCAAATGTAGAAACTACAACATTTAAAACATATGATGAAAAAATTGTTTATATAATTTGGTATAAGTGTCCTAAATGTGGTAGAATCCATTATATCCAAATTGATAACGATAACACGAAGAGATTGTTAGAATACAGTAAAGTTGCTTTGAAGCAAGCAATGGTGTATAATAGTAAAAATCAAACACCACCAAATAAAATAAAAACAAAGTTAGAAAATTCGAGGACGAAACTTGCAAATGCAAGGTTAAATTTGATGAAGAAATACAACAATACTGTATTTAAAAATTTACAAAGTAAGGAAGAAGTTAAAATATGCTTTTCTTTATAAGTGATTAGTAATCCTGAAACAGTAATAAATTAGAGTGTATAGGAGAAATAAAAATGGGTGAAGAACAAAATAGTGTTGTAGCTGCTTTGGCAGAAGCATTAGGAATGAATAACTCAGAAAATAATCAGAATGAAGGAACATCGGACCAGGCTGGTGGAAATTCCACAACTGGAGATAATGGTACGGGGACTACAGACAGCCAGAAACAAGAGAGAGTTTTTACTCAGGATGAAGTAAGTAGAATGATGGCTAGAGAAAAGCATCAGGGAAGAAATGCGGTGTATAATGAACTCGGTATAGACCCTGACGATACATCTGCAGTTCAGATGTTTAAGGCTTTCGTTGAAGCACAGAAATCCGAGGAAGAAAAAAGAGCAGAGGCAGATGCTAAACAGCAACAGGAAATGATGGATATGTCCGAGAAGTTGAGGCATGCTGAAGCAAAAGCTGCTTTAATGCAGGCTGGCATATCTGCAGATTATGTAGATGATGCTGTTATTATTGCATTATCGAGAATTTCTGCTAATGATACTCTTGATGTTGAAACTGTAGCAAAAGACCTCAAATCAAAATACTCTGTATGGTTTGGGGATGGTAATGAAACAGGTAAAGAAAAACAGAGTACAGGGAAGAAGGGAACAGGCAAGACTGCTACCGGTGGAAATAGTAATTCATCAAATAAGGAAGGAATTACTGGTATCGGAAAGAGATTGGCTGAAAACCGCAAATCCCAAACACCCAAGACAAGCTTTTGGGGAGATTAAAATAGGAGGTAAAAGTCATGCTGAATAATACAGGCATAAAGGGACCGTATACTTATGATAAACCGGTCCAGATTTTGGAGAATGTTGAATTTCAGCTCTCCGTTGGATGTATTGTACCGCAGGCTCTTGGTACTACCGTTACTTCTAATGGTAGAACTTTTAAGATTGCCAAGGCTGGTACACCCATAAAAATCGACTTTGCAAACCTTAATGCTGTAGGTGAGGTACCTGCTGAGGCATCTGGTGATAACCCTGCTGTAGAAGCAAATGCAGTACTTTTGCATAATGTCGATGTAACTGATGGTAACAATAATGGAACTGCTCTGATTTGGGGTTTTGTTAACATTAATCGTCTTGAAGATGATGTACAGGCAAAGGTAACTGCAGGTAATAATACCATTGGTCAGGTTTCATTCTTGAGAGCTTAAGGAGGTAGTTATGAGTATTTTTGATTTTATGACGAGTCAGGAATTAACTGCTTACTGGGAAGAGCTTACAAAGGACGAAGCTCCTTATCCTTGTGAAGAGTTATTCCCTGCTCAGAAAAAGCGTGGTTTAACACTGAAGTGGCTTAAAGGTGCAAGAGGTTTGCCGATTGTACTTAAGTCTAGTGCTTTCGATGCAGCTGCTATTCCTAGAGGACGTATTGGTTTCTCGACAATGCAGACAGAAATGCCGTACTTCAAAGAATCAATGTATATTGATGAAGAAATGCGACAGGAACTTAATATGGTTCTTGAAACTGGAAATCAGGCATATATTGATGCTATTCTCAATCGTATCTTTGATGATGAAGTAAATCTGCTCCGTGCAGCTCGTGCTTCTCGCGAAAGGATGAGAATGATGGCTCTTACAACTGGTGTGGTTGCTATTGTATCAAATGGACAGGCATATACATATGATTATGGTATACCTGCTGAACATAAGGTAAATGTTGAAACTGCATGGGCAGACCATATCAATTCAGACCCTATCGAGGACATTCGTTCTATGATAGAGCTTATTGAGGATGAAACCGGTGAAAAATGTACAAGAGCTATGACAACTCGTGCCGTATGGCGTGATATTCGTGCTAATGAAAAGATAGCAAAAGAAATTTACGCCGTAAATCCTATTGTTGGTACAATTACAGATTCAATGCTTACAACATATATTAGTGATACTCTTGGTATTACTATAATGGTAAATGAGAAGCGTTATAAAGATGAGCAGGAACAGACACAGAAGTTTATGCCGGATGATACATTTGTATTATTCCCTGCTGGTGCTCTTGGTAATACTTGGTTTGGTACTACTCCCGCTGAGTCTGACCTTATGACAGGAACAGCTGCTAACGTATCTATAACAGATGTTGGTGTTGCTGTTGTTACTGCAACTAAGGTTGACCCCGTAAACGTAGAAACTATTGTATCAATGATTTGTATGCCTTCATTTGAGCAGGCAGAAAATGTTGGTATTATTAGTGTTGTACCCGAAGAGCCCTAATAAATAAAGAATAAAAGAGGGGTGGGAAAGTTAGTCGGCTTTCACTTTCCCATCGCTACCCCTCTTTAAGGAGGAAGATATAATGGTATCAGTTACAAATGGAGTAGAAACATTTGTAATCCCAGAAGGTGCTGTAATAGTTTACAAAAATATGGGTTTTAGACCTGTTGGTTTAAATAAGCCTAATAAGGTAAAGAAACCCGTAACTGTAGATAATTCTGGTGAAACTGCAGATGATTTTGAAGAGTTATTGCAGAGACCAATATCTCAGTGGAATCAGGAAGAAATAAAGGAATTTGCAGCAGCAAAAGGATATGATGTTTCTGGTGCTAAAAGTTTAAAACAGGCAAGAGCAATTATTAAAGATGCACTTGATTTGGAAGCTAAGGTTTTGGCTGAGGAGTAAATAAATGACAAATGTTGAAAGAGTTTTAAAGGAAATCAGAGAAGAGCAAATGCCTTATTTTGATAACCCAGAAGAAGATGTTGAGTATTACCTTCAAAAGAATAATGGGGATGTAGAGGCTACGATTTATGAATTACTTATACTTAAATCTGAGGATTCCTCATTAGCTCTTTCTGGTATGACAACTCAGGATACTTCAAGTTATTTTAAAAGACTTGCTTCAAGGTATAGAAGGTATAACTCTGGTATTCTTGGAGGTGGTTAAATGTCAATTAACTTCAAGATGGAGAGGTATAAGATAAAAAGGGAGATAAAGAGGTCTGGTACATACCATGATATTTATCGTCCTGAGTTAAATGAATATGGTGAACCAACTGGTGAACTTAAAAAGATTTTAACCATACATGGATTATACCACGAATATGCTCCACATACACTTGATACATATATTTATTTGACTGGACAAGAAGCAGGTGTAAAAAGAAATAAAAAGACACCACAAATTTATTGTCTTTTTGAAGATGTATTTTTTAAAGATAATGAAGAAGGTGAAGAGTATTCACATGTACGAATTGGTGATGTATGTTTCTTTGGTGAGAAAAAGTATATATGTACAGGTTTGAGAAATTATCAGGAGTTAAATATAGCTTTTGATATTTCGTTTGAGGGGGTGGATGATATTGAGAGTGGACCTAAAACTCCGCGGAAATCCAGTTGATACAATGAATTTAAGGGTGTATTTTGTAGGTGCTAAACAAGCTCTTGATTTTTATACTAGTGATTTGTCAAGGGATATGGAGTTGTATGCTAAACAAAACCATCCATGGACAAATAGAACTGGTAATGCCGAGAGAGGTTTACATACTAATGTAACAAAATCAAAAGCAGGTTGGTCACAAACAATACAATTATCTCATGGTTCAGATATTTTTTATGGTTATTATCTTGAAAATTCAATGGGTAAAAGGTTTGCAATAATAGAACCTACAATGAGGGTATTTAGTTCAAGAGTAATTAGTGAATTAGGTTCTATTTTTGGAGAAGTACATGTATAGGAGGTAATATATGGCTATCAATCCTGAGACATTTAATTATAAAGAGTCAAGGTGGATGGACATTTATACCTGCTTGAAAGAGCATGGGTTCGATGTTTATTCACCGGCCCAAAAAGAAGGTGAGTGCACCGAACCATATGTAGTAGTCAAGAATGATGGTGGCTATAATCATATATCTATCAGTTCATTTAGGGAACAATATTCAGTGATTGTATGTGTACCTAAAAAGCAATATAGCAAACTTGAACCATTAGTAATGGCTGTAAAGAAAGCTATGAAGGAGTTATATCCAATGATTAGAGATTATGGTCAAATGCAACCATCATTTTATGACGACATACTCAAGGAACATCAACAGACAATTGAGTATGAGTGTTATAAAAAGAATTAGGAGGTTTTAGAAATGGCAAATGCTAAAAATGCTAAAAACCAAATTCCTACTATTGATGTAAACCTTGTCACCATTGAAACTAGGGATGGTGAGATTGGTTTTGATACGGCTAATCAGATTGAGGTTGAAGTACAAACTGAGGAAGAAGATGCCGTACGTCTGGTAGTAAAAGGAAAACTTCGTGCACAGAAACCTGCAGAGGTTACTATTACTGGTCACGAAATTACATTGCATGATAATGTATTTATTCCTGAACTTGTTAAAATACTTCAGGGTGGTACAATTTATTATTATACTGATGAAACACATACAGATATTACAACACAGCAGACAGATTATGGTTTTGCAAAGTATACGCCGCCACTTGCAGGTTCAAGTGACAAGGGTGAAGTATTTGGATTGAATGCTTATTCAGCAATTTATAATGCAGCAGGCGTAATTACAGGATATGAGAAAACACATTATCCTAACTGCCAGGGTGTACCAGTTGCATTTAATTCAGAGGATGGTGCATTCCGTGCTCCTGAATATACAATCAATTCTGCACCCAATACAGGTGAAGCACCTTATGAAATTTCAACTGTAACATCATTACCTGTTCTTATTGGTGATTATAATACAGAGGGACCTGGTACAGAGGTTGTTAAGTATAATATTTCAAGTAGCTTATCAAACGTTGTTTCAAGTAACTCTGCTACCACTATCGAAGATAGAGGAAATTATATCACCAAGCTTACACCTAATGATGGTTATACTATTGATAATGTTATTGTTACTATGGGCGGAACAGATATTACTGCAGGAGCTTATAATAGTTCAACAGGTAATGTAAATATTTCACCCGTTACAGGCAACATCAGTATTTCAGCTTCAGCTACAATAAATACGTATACAATTACAAATAACCTCACAAATGTTACTTCTTCAAATGAGGCAACAAGTATAGTACATGGTAATATTTATAATGCTGTACTTACAGCAAATGAAGGTTATACACTCGGTAATGTAACAGTTACTATGGGTGGTACTGATATTACAAGTACGGTTGCTACAGGTGGAGTTATTTCAATATCTAGTGTTACTGGTGATGTTGTTGTTACGGCTACAGCAAATTAAATAAGTATAAGTTAATCAATTATAGCTCAGAGGTCAAAGTGGCCTCTGGGCATGTTTCATATTGGGAGGTTTAAAATGACAAAAACATATACAGAGAGCGAGCTTTTAGCTATGGGTCTTACACAGGAGCAGATAAATGCAGTTGCTAGTCAGATAGATAATGAGTCTAAAGAGGTTAAACCAGTTAAAAAGAGTTTTGCACAAAAAGTAGAAGAAGAATTAAATAAACCATTAAAAGTTACAAGTATATCAAGTCTTAAAAAGCAGGCTGCAGGTGAACTTGTACAGTTGCCAGGTTTTGTTGAGGGTGAAGATTTTATCGCAAGAATGCGTAGACCTTCACTTTTAGCTATGGTAAAGAAGGGTAAGATACCTAATAGTCTTTTAAGTGAGGCTACTGAGTTATTTTCTAATGGTACTTCAACTATTGGTGATAATAATTCATTGGAAGAAATGATGAATGTTGTAGAGATTATTTGTGAAGCATCGCTTATTGAACCTTCGTGGAAAGAGATACAGGATGAAGGTATAGAGCTTACGGATGAACAACTTATGGCGATATTCTCATATTCACAGAGAGGAATTGCCGGGGTGAGACAATTTCGTAACGAGTGATAGAATATTATCTGTAATAGCTATATCAAAATTATATGAATGTAGACCAAGCAAGTTATTTCCAGAAATGGACGAATATACAGCCTTTTGTTTTGATGAAGCATGTTCGTATATTCAGATAATGATGCAAAATGAAGAAAATAAGCCTCGTTTCAAAATAAAAGATGATGTACCTAAGGCTACTCACTTTAAAAGTGCTAGAGATTTGTATAGCAATATGGGATATAAAAATGGTGCATATAAGAAAACCATTTAATGAAAGGAGGTGTTAATATTGGCTATGGGTTTAGGTACAGCTGTTGCTTTTCTTACCTTAGATGCGACTGGATTTGCAAGAGGTATAGATATAGCAATGGCCGATGCCCAAAGACTAAATACAGGTTTTAAAAATGTTTCAAATACTGCAACTAAAGTTGGAGAAGGTATGGTCGGCGTAGGAAAGGTTCTCACGGCTGGTATAACAGCTCCAGTTGTAGGATTTGGTGTAGCATCAATAAAGTCGGGTGCACAGTTTGATAAGTCAATGTCAGATGTAAAAGCTGTAAGTATGTCAACAGAGACAGATATGAAGGCTCTTTCAAAAGCCGCTAGCGATTTAGGTGTATCTTATGAAGAGGGTACGAGTGATGCGGATACAGCTTTTAATGCTTTAAGAGCTACTGCTATTAAAATGGGAAATGATACAAAGTTTACAGCTAAAGAGTCAGCAGATGCTTTGTATTACATGGGTTTGGCAGGTTGGTCTGCTGATAATATGATTTCTGGTATTCCTGCTGTTTTATCATTGGCGGCAGCAGGAAATACAGAGTTGGCAAGAACATCTGATATTGTTACAGATGCTATTACAGGTTTTGGTCATTCTGCTGATGAATCTGTTAATATTATAAGAGGCGGGTTTAATAAAGAGGTACCAATTGCTACAAGACTAGCCGATATAATGGCTTCCACTATGGCTAATAGTAATACAGATGTAGATATGCTAGGTGAATCATTTAAGTATGTAACACCAATTGCAGGTGCATTTGGTTATAGTATGGAAGATGTATCTTTATCACTTGGTCTTATGGCTAATACAGGTGTTAAAGCATCACAGGCAGGTACAACTTTAAGACAAGGTCTTAAAAGGTTGATTGCTCCTACAGATAAAGCTGCTGAAGCAATGGCTAAATATGATTTTTCAGCAACTGATTTGAATGGTAATGTTAAACCATTAAGGCAGCAATTGGAAGAATTAAGAGGTATATTTGGAAATCTAAATATAGATGTAACAAATGCTGATGGTACATTAAAGACATCTGAACAGATAATGCAAGAGTATGGAAAGAAATTACCAGTTACAGAGCAAGAGAAATTGTCAGATGCGGTACAGGTATTTGGTACAACTGCATTACCCGGTATGTTAGCTTTAATGGGTGCATCACAAGAATCTTTTGATAATTTATCAACAGCTATTGATAATTCATCTGCTGCATTTGTAGTTCATAATGGTGAAATTATGACTTATAAGGATGCGGTTAAACAGTATGGCGAAGAGTTGGTGACTACATCAGATGCTTTTGAAATACTCGGCTCTGCTGAAGGTATGGCACAGATTCAATTAGATAATTTACAAGGTGATTGGACTTTATTTAAGTCAGCTTTAGGTACAACGAAACAGATAATATCCGATATGGCTAATGGTCCATTAAGGGAATTTGTAAAAGGTTTAACTGATTTGGTTCGTAAATTTAACGAAATGGCACCAGAGCAACAAGCTGCTATTGTAAAGTTTGCTTTAATAGCTGCATCAATTGGACCAGTTTTAATGATTGTTGGAAAGCTTGTATCTACTATTGGTAGATTAGCTGGAACATTTAATATGGTGGCTAATGCTATAGGTTTTATTACCGGACCAATAAGATTATTGATAACACCATTTATGGAGTTGTTGGGAATTTTTAGGTCAACGTATATGGTTGTAGGTGGAGGGTTACCTGGAGTGTTTGCTGTTTTGCAAGGTGCTCTCGCAGCTTTGTTAACACCAGTTGGTTTGTTGGTATCAGTAATTACCGTTTTGTCAGCTGCCTTTGTACATTTAATGCGGACTAATGAAGAATTTAGAAATACTGTGGTTGGTAAATTTAAAGATTTATGGGATAACATAAAAGGTTATTTACAGCAAATGATAGATGCTGTAAAATCTTTAGGATTTAATTTTAAAGATATAGCAGGTATGATTGCTAGTGCTTGGGATGGATTGGCAAATGCATTAGCACCAGTGTTACAAGGAATAATAACATTTTTGACATCTGTACTTGATGGGATGTTTCAAGTTGTTACAGGTATTGTACAAGTTGTATCTGGTATTATAGGTACAATTAAAGGAATAATAACCGGTGATGGTGAACAAATTAAAACATCTTTAAAGGTATTATTAGATGGTATAGTTAGTTTGTTTACAGGTTTAGAAAAAATAATAATTGCTCCAATTTTTGCTATATTTGAAACAATAAATAATATTTTTGGTACAAAGTTGCCAACAACATTTGATGGATTAAAGTCTGTAATTGGTAATGTTGTTGATGCTATTTTACAATTTGTGACAAATGTTATTACATTTATTCAGACTA